AATAAAAACCCCAAAAAGAAAACCAAATAAAAATGTTTCTTTGTTCAGTAGAGAGTCTCTCAATAGATGGTTAGAAAAACAGGAACAGGTAACAATTGGTCAGCTCGCAGATTTTGACTTTGTGGACTTGCCAGCAGTTGATCAGTACAGACACATGATCAAAGCACAACCAAAGCAGAAACTGGACACTTCAATCCAAACGGAGTACCCAGCTTTGCAGACGATTGTGTACCATTCCAAAAAGATCAACGCAATTTTTGGCCCATTGTTTAGCGAGCTTACTAGGCAATTACTGGACAGTGTTGATTCAAGCAGATTTTTGTTTTTTACGAGAAAGACACCGGCACAGATTGAAGATTTCTTTGGAGATCTCGACAGTCACGTACCGATGGATGTCTTGGAGCTGGATATATCAAAGTATGACAAATCTCAGAATGAATTCCACTGTGCGGTAGAATACGAGATCTGGCGAAGATTGGGTTTTGAAGATTTCTTGGGAGAAGTTTGGAAGCAAGGGCATAGAAAGACCACCCTCAAGGATTATACCGCAGGTATCAAGACTTGCATTTGGTATCAAAGAAAGAGTGGGGATGTCACGACGTTCATTGGAAACACTGTGATCATTGCTGCGTGTTTGGCCTCGATGCTTCCGATGGAAAAAATAATCAAGGGAGCCTTTTGCGGTGACGATAGTTTGCTGTACTTCCCAAAGGGTTGTGAGTTTCCGGATGTACAACATTCCGCTAATCTTATGTGGAACTTTGAGGCAAAACTGTTTAAAAAACAGTATGGATACTTTTGCGGAAGGTATGTGATACATCACGATAGAGGATGCATTGTGTATTACGATCCTCTGAAGTTGATCTCGAAACTCGGTGCTAAACACATCAAGGATTGGGAACACTTGGAGGAGTTCAGAAGGTCTCTTTGTGATGTTGCTGTTTCGTTGAACAATTGTGCGTATTACACACAGTTGGACGACGCTGTATGGGAGGTTCATAAGACCGCCCCTCCAGGTTCGTTTGTTTATAAAAGTCTGGTAAAGTATTTGTCTGATAAAGTTCTTTTTAGAAGTTTGTTTATAGATGGCTCTAGTTGTTAAAGGGAAAGTGAACATCAATGAGTTTATCGACCTGACAAAAATGGAGAAGATCTTACCGTCGATGTTTACTCCTGTTAAGAGTGTCATGTGTTCCAAAGTTGATAAAATAATGGTTCATGAGAATGAGTCATTGTCAGAGGTGAATCTTCTTAAAGGTGTTAAGCTTATTGATAGTGGGTATGTTTGTTTAGCCGGTCTAGTCGTTACGGGCGAGTGGAATTTGCCTGACAATTGCAGAGGAGGTGTGAGCGTGTGTTTGGTGGACAAAAGGATGGAAAGAGCAGACGAAGCCACTCTTGGATCCTATTACACAGCAGCTGCAAAGAAAAGATTTCAGTTCAAGGTCGTTCCCAATTATGCTATAACCACCCAAGACGCGATGAAAAACGTCTGGCAAGTTTTAGTTAATATTAGAAATGTGAAGATGTCAGCGGGTTTC